ATGAAGATTTTGTCGCCACCAGCCCGAACCAGCCTGAACCAGCGGTAACTGGCCATGATCGGCCGAGACTGGAAACGATGGTGCCTGACCATGCCGGCTCATTAGCTGGACTTGTGGGGGACATGGCTAAAAGGGTGTTGCAGATTGATTTAATGCCGTGGCAAATACATGCTCTTGAAGGGATGCTTGCGGTTGACGCCGATCAAAAGTTTGTGCATCGCTCGAGCCTTGTGTCGGTTGCGCGTCAGAACGGTAAAACAACAATCATCCAGGCGCTCATTTTGTTTTGGCTTGTGGAGATGCCCAAGATACGTGGCGGTAAACAAACTGTGGTATCTGGCGCGCACAGACTTGATCTTGCGTGTTTGTTGTTTGATGATTTGGCACCAATCCTTGAGGAATATTACGGCGCAAAGATCGTCAAGTCGTACGGTCGTTATCAGGCCACGATGCCAGACGGCAGCAAGTGGTGGGTTAAAGCGTTAAAGCCGAACCAAGGTCACGGCATGAGCATCGACCTTGTCGTGGTAGACGAGTTGTTTGACGTCAACCCTGACTCGGTAGAAGGCGGTCTGTTGCCGGCACAGCGCGCTCGCAAAAACCCGTTGGCTTGTTTCTTCTCTACAGCTGGCACCGAGGAATCTGTGTTGTTCCAGCGCTGGCGTGAGGCTGGTATTCGAGCAATTGACAAAGGCGAACCGTCCACGATGTATATGGCCGAATGGTCACCTGACCCGAGCCTTGACCCGCTGCATCCTGCATCATGGGCGTGGGGTAATCCTGCACTCGGGTACACCTTGGACATGGACACAATCAAACAAGAATCCACAAACCCTGATCGGGCGTCATTCTTGCGCGCATCCTTAAACCTTTGGGTGAGTGTTGTTCGCGGATGGATTGAGCCAGGGCGCTGGCCGTCATTGGAATACACGGGGGACATACCTAGCGGTGGCGTCGTGGCAATCGAATCGTCGCTGGACGACTCCCGATACAGCGCGACCAGATGCGTCAACCTGTCAGACGGTCGGGTGCTTGTCACCGTGGCGTTCATTGCCGAGTCAATCACCGAGCTGTGGGACAACGTGCAGGAGCTTGCCAAAGACCCCACGATCAGGTTTGCATTGTCGCCGACCGTGGACGCAACCTGCCCGCCGAACATTGAGCGCCGCCGAGTTGTCGTTGGCTATGCCGAACTCGGACGCTTTACACCGCTCGCCAAAAACATGATTGCCGAAGCACGCCTATTGCACACAGGCGAAAAACTGTTGGCTGAACATGTCCAGCGCGCTGTTGCTGTTCGCACCGACAACACGATCGTGCTCTCAAGCAAGCGATCACCTGGGCCAATTGAGTTAGCGCGAACAATGGTCTGGGGAATTGGCATGTGTGCCCGTCCAGTCAATAGCGGAAAGCCCATGCTTGTCGCGGTAAATAACTAAGATAAACGCGGCGACCGCGCACCTTGCCTTTTGTCGGAATCGGATAAGTCATGCGCGGTTGCCACTTATATGACAAAGTAGGAACATGGCGATCTTTAACAAAACCCGTAAAGCAGCAATAAGCCCAGCGCCTAGCGTGGCAGCTGCGGTTGCTGGCGGTTACACAAGTAACGCGCAAGGCGTAAGCATGATCGGCCAGTATTACAGTTACCAAGAAGGCGAAGCACGCAATCGCGCGATCAGCGTTCCAACGATTAACCGCGCTCGAGATTTGATGGCGTCGGTAATTGGCTCAATGCCGTTGCGCTCGTACAACGAGTTTTGGAACGGCGAAGAAATGGAAAAAATCTACATTGCGCCACGTTCATGGATGCGCCGACCAGACCCAACCGTGTCCGCGCAATTTCTCTTTAGTTGGACACTTGATGACCTCATGATGTTTGGCAGAGCGTTCTGGTACATCACATCGCGCACCGCTGACGGATACCCTGCCACGTTTACTCGACTACCAGCAGGATCAATTACTACAACTGACATGGTCGGCCCTGTGTGGTTTGCCCCGTCCAAAGAAGTGTATTTCAACGGTGGCATGTTAGACCCAGTAAACCTTGTGCAATTCTTGTCGCCAGCGCAAGGCATCATTTACTCGGCACCTGGCGCAATTGAAACCGCGCTTAAGTTAGAAGCAGCGCGCAACCGTAACGCGTCATCAAGCATTCCTGCTGGCGTACTAAAACAAACTGGTGGCGAACCATTGAGCGCGCAAGAGTTGGCTGATTTAGCTAGCGCGTTTAACGCCGCTCGAGCAACCAACCAGACCGCCGCGCTTAATGAATATTTGACATACACGGAAACAAACAGCACCCCAGACAAGATGCTATTAATTGAGGCAAGTCAATACCAAAGTCTTGAGATGTCCAGATTGGCCAATACCCCCCCATACCTCGTCGGGGTCGCTACGGGCGCGTACAGTTACCAGTCATCACAGCAGGCGCGCGCCGATCTTTACTTATTTGGCGTCAAGTTGTATGCCGATGCAATTGCTGGCGCGCTGTCAATGGACAACGTCCTACCGCGCGGAACTTATGTTGAGTTTGACGCGGATGAATACCTAGAAGAAAACTTTATGGCCGACCGCGCAGACGATGAAGTAATTGTTAGAGAAAACACACAAGAGGAGTTAGCAAGATGATCAAACTAATTGCAGGAGAGTTCACGCTTGACGCTGCCAAAGGCGACGCACCACGACGCACCATCAGCGGAGTAGCAGTTCCCTACAACGTGCCGGCAACAGTCTCGGATGGTACAGCTGTGATTTTCCGTCCTGGCTCATTGCCAGTCGAAGGCAAAGCGCCACGCCTGTTCATGTATCACCAAGCCGATATGCCAGTCGGCATCGTGCTGGAAAGAGTGTCAACCGATGAGGCGATGCTGTTTACCGCCAAAATCAGCGCAACGACCCTAGGCAATGACGCTTTGGTTATGGCCTTAGATGGCACCATTGACCAAGTATCGGTCGGCGTAAACCCGACTAAATTTTCGTATGACGAAGAAGGAACAATGATCATCGAGTCAGCCGACTGGATGGAATTATCCCTAGTTCCGATCGGCGCTTTTGGCGATGCCGCAAACATCACCAAAGTCGCAGCGAGTATCCACCAAGAGCCCGAAGAAGTAGTGTTAAATGAAGAAGTAACCCCAGTAGAGGAGAAACCAGAAATGTCCGAAATCAACGAAACCGCAGTCGAGGCAACCATCCCTACTGCACCAATTTACGCACAAGCAAAGCGCAAGTTTGATTTGCCAACACCAGGCGAATACCTCGCAGCGATGCACATTGGCGGAGAAACTTTTCGCAACGTGGCAGCAGCCGCACGCGAGTTCGCAATCTCAAAGCAGTCAGCACTTCAAGCAGCTGCAGGCGACGTGCTCACCACGGACACACCTGGTCTTTTGCCAGTACCAGTCCTTGGGCCAGTATTTGATGACTTGAACTACATCCGTCCAGTAGTCACCGCAGTTGGCGCTCGCGCAATGCCAGACGGTGGACAATCAAAGACATGGATTCGCCCAACTTGGACGACCCACACCTCGGTAGGTTCACAATCAGAACTTGGTTCAGCATCAGCAACTACGCCAGTAATTGCGTCAAATGTTGTTACCAAGACCACGCTTGCCGGTCAAGTTACTTTGTCAGTACAAGACATCGACTTCACTTCACCTGCAGCAATGGAAATCATTTTGCGAGACCTCGCAGGCCAATACATGTTGCAATCAGACGCAGTCGCATGTAACGCAATCCTCGCAGGCGACACCGCATCAGGTTCAACCTGGACAGTTACAGCTGACAACCCAACATCGTTGATCGCAGCATTGTACGACGCAGCAACCGACATCCTCACCGCAACCAACTTCCTGCCTGACCACATTTTCGTCAGTCCGGACGTATGGAAAAAAATGGGAAGTCAGTTGGACGGAGATAAGCGACCAATTTTCCCGTACACCGGCGCAGCAGGATTGATGGGCATCAACGGAATGGGCACCGCAAACGTGACACAAATGAACACGTTTAACCCACTCGGATTGAACTTGGTTGTTGACCGCGCATTTGCTGACAACACCATGGTCGTAGCACGCGGAACAGCGATTGAGTTCTACGAGCAAGTTCGTGGAATCATGTCGGTAGAAGTACCTGCAACCTTGGGTCGCACATTCTCCTACTACGGCTACGTCTCAACCTTCATCGCAGATGGCGATCAGGTTAAGTCAATCGCAATCGCCTAGTCGAGAGCGGAGCATCCGCTCATGGCAACATACACGGTTACCAACAAGTACCTAATTGATGACTTTGCCGTACTGCAACTCCTGACCCCCAGCGAGATTGCAGTCGGCCAGTCAATTACGGTCGCAGGCGTTGACGCCACATTTAACGGCACTTACAGCGTGCGCGCATTGCCACAGTATTTGTTTATTGGTGTTGATACAGAAGGCGACCTGCTTTACGACTATCAAATGCCAGTTGCAGATCAGGTGCTTTACGCCAAGGTTGCTAACAACGTGGAGCGCACCGCCGCGTCTGGCACCGTCTCGTATGACCCTGTTTGCACGTGGGTTACAGCTGCGCAAGTTGCAACATATTTGGGTATAAACATTCCTAACCCGTCGGACGACTACACGTTGCTGACGCAATCGGTGTCTGCTGGCAACCAGTTCTGCTATCGCAGGCGTCAGGAATCGGGATATATCGACTCCCTAACGACCTCTCCTGGCGGTGACGCAACATTGGGCACTTTGATGTATTGCGCCGCTCTGTGGCGCTCTAGGGGCTCAATAGAGGCAACCTACGCCACGTTTGACAGCATGGGCTCGGCACCACAGCAAAGCCTGACCCCGATCGTCAAGCAGCTGCTTGGCATCCCACGTCCAGCGGTTGCCTAATGTCTTACACCGACCTATTCAACGAAGCGATTGATGACGTCACCGCAACGCTGACCGCGGTAACTGGACTCCGTGTAATAAATGATGCAACCAAACTTGTTAGTAACTCGGTTTATTTAGACGCGCCAAACTTCACGACGTTTGCAGGCAACGGCAACGTGGTGCGCCTCGAGTTCCCCGTCAAAGTGATCGGCTCGGGGCCAGCAGGTCTGCCGGTACTGCGTCAGATTCTTAGCATTGTTGCAACCGTGCTTGGCTCAAAGATCATCGTCATGGGTGGCCGTCCGTCAAGCCTTGAGATTGGTGGCGCGTTGTACCCGTGCTACGACCTTGACTGTGCCGTACAAGCCCAGACCGCATAATCCACAACTACCGAACACAAATCATCTACTATCAGAACATAACCTAAGGAGCATTTATGGCCAGTAGCACTTACCTCTCGAACCCAGTCCTCACAATTAACGCCGTTGATCTGACCGACATGTGCAGCGCAGCGACATTGACCTATCTGGTTGAAGCGCTTGAAGACACCGCGTTCGGCACAAACTCACGCAGTTACACCGCTGGCCTTGTTAACAACGAAGTGACCTTGACGATGTACGCGTCGTTTGCAGCAACCGAAACTTACGCAACATTGTTCCCATTGGTTGGCACTAAGACCAACATCACCTTGACCCCAGCGTCAGGTGCAGAGTCAGCAACCAACCCAAAGTTTATTTTGACGGGTTGCTACCTTGAGTCGTTGCCAGTTATCAACGCATCCCTTGGCGAGTTGTCAACCTATGACCTCACGTTTATGGGTGGCGCGTTGACGATTGACACCACCGCATAATCAACGGCTCCAAGCCGACATAGGAGAAACATGAAAATCAAGTTGCAGTTGAAGCGCACGTTCGACAGCGCACCCGAGTATTACTACACAAACCTGTTTGTAGTCACCGAGTGGGAGAGACTCGAGCGCCGCAACATCCAGCAACTATCAACGCAACCGCTGTACAGCGATTACTGCTGTTGGATGCACACGATCTTGAAACTTAAAGGCGAGCAAGTTGGCGACAACTGGCGCGAATGGATTAGCAAAAACCCAGAGCTGGAGATCATTCCGGTATTGGACGAGACTGACCCAAACCCTACGGACGCGGCACCTACCGCCGCCAACTAGCAGAGATTTTGGTCGCGGTCGGTTGGTGGCCTAGCGACATTGTGTTTGACGCTCGAGATATAGCAACGGTCATTAAAGTGCTTAACGAGGCAAACAAAAAACGGAGATAACGTGGCGGAAGTATCGGCAAAAATTGAGGTCGTAGGGCTTAAGGACGCCTTGAAGACCCTCAACAAGATTGACAAAAACCTGCGCCGAGAAATTACAACAAGTTACAAACAGATCGTTAAGCCTGTTATTGACGATGCAAACAAATTTGTGCCTACTGGCGTTCCGCTGTCTGGTATGGCGCGCAACTGGCAAACCCGATCAGGGTTTCAAATCTTGCCGTGGATACCTGGCATGAAACAAAAAATCGCTGCCAAGATTAATACTCGAGCGATCAAGGAATACAGCGGAAACAAAACCAATGTCGGAACCTTTGGCATCCAATGGAAGGGCGCGACTGGCACCATGTTTGACACGTCTATGGCTGGCTCATTAGGGCGAGCGCTAACTGCACGCTATGGCAGTCATTCGCGAGTAATGTGGAAAGCGTACGAGCAACGCCAAAGTGATGTCATGTCCGAGATGGAACAACTGGTTAAGCGCGTCATGGAAGAAGCGAACAGAGAGACCGCGTAATGGCAATTAATATCCCGATCATTTCAGAGTTTGACGGCAAAGGGATTAAGAAGGCTATTGCCCAATTTAAGCAACTGGAAACGACATCCGAGAAAGCCCAGTTTGCAATTAAGAAGGCTGCGGTGCCGGCAGCTGCGGCGCTTGGCGGTTTGGCTTTGGCGCTTGGTGACGCAACCAAAGCGGCGATGGAAGATCAGCAAGAGCAGGCGGCGTTAGCGCTTACTTTGCAAAATGTGACTGGCGCTGGCGCTGCACAGACCGCGCAGATTGAAGATCAGATCAGCGCAATGTCTCGAGCGTCTGGCATCGCTGACACGGAATATCGCAAGTCATTAGAGGCTTTAGTGCGCGGTACAAAAGACGTTGACTTGGCTATGAAGGACATGAACCTTGTCATGGACATCAGCACGGCGTTGCAGATGGATTCCAGCACCGTTGCAGACGCGCTTGCCAAGGCATACCAAGGCAACTTTAAGGCGC